AAGACACTACAATATAAGAGAGAGATAGAGGCTTACACAGGGTTAGAGACTATAGCGTTAAGACTCTATGATGATATTAAATATAAAGTGGAAGCAGACATTAAAAAACTAGAGGAGATAGTATAATGCAACCAAAGAATGTACCATGTCACATCCGTATTAAGGTAGAGCCTACTCAAAAGCAGAGAGGCAGAGCCTGTAGATTACACGGTAAAGACTTCAAGAGTATAGCTGATGCAGCGAGACACTTTAATGTGAACTACTCGTGGGCAGCAGAACAAGTTAACAAAGGGATGAACAGAGAAAACTTCCCTAAGAAGTATAGGAAGAACTATGGCTGAACATTACTGTACAACAAAAGGTTTAGGGTGGGCATTCCTAACGTGTGTATTCTTTATACTGGGTGTGCCTGTGCTGATGTGGTTAGCCTTAGAGGGCAGCAGTTGGTACGACAAGTTTAACTTAATGAATCCGATGTTCTGATGTGGACGTTAGTATTTATATGGTTGTTCAATGGTGAGCCAGAAGTCAGGAAGGTAGCAACATATGAGGATATGTTTGAGTGCTTTAGTAACTATGATATGTTGTACTATTCAATGACACCAGAGAGTAGAGTAGGAGTAAGACTAACGTGTATACAAGGAGATACAAATGATTAGAGAGTTAGAAGAACAGTTAACTAAGCTTCAAGATAAGTTGAAGTCTAAGAACCTAAATAAGTTTGTACGTAAAACCTTAGAGGTAGATTGTGCATACCTACAAAAGGAAATACAAGATAGAAAAAGACAGAAGCAAATAGCTGCTTCTTACAGTTGAAACTAAAAGAGAGGAGACACACATGATGGAACTAGCTTTAATCCGCACCATGATGGATAAAGATTTCTATGATGATCACAAGGGTATACGATGCCCTGATAAGATCTTTACTAAAGATGTGCGTAAGATAAAGCAGACTCTAGACTACGCTATGGAAACATACGACAAGAGTCTAACACCATCTGAGTTAGAGGCATTATTCTTAGCTAACAACAGCAGTATGACCACAGCTAACAAGCAAGTCTTTAATGATTTGTTTCATAAGGTAGGCAGGGAGAAGCCACTGTCTAAAGATATAGCTACGGATGTACTGTCTAAGTTATTCCAACAAGTCGTAGGTGAAGAGATTGCCAACATAGGTTTTGATTACGTCAATGGTTCACGCTCTGGATTAGAACCTTTGCGTAGTATACTCAGTGACTACGAGGATAACTTCTTACCTAAGCTTAACATCGATTGGGATGATACAAGTATAGAGACATTGCTAAAACTAAATGACCAACAATCTAAATGGAAGTGGAACATACCATCACTGGGACGTTACGTAGAAGGTATAAGTCCTGGTCACTTTGTTGTTGTAGCCGCACGTCCTAACACAGGTAAGACTAGCTTCCATGCTAGTACCATAGCTGCCCCCAATGGCTTCGCCCATCAGGGTGCTAAGTGTGTTATACTGTGTAACGAAGAAGCATCCCATCGTGTAGGTGCTAGGTATCTAAATGCTGCTACAAGTATGAGTGTTAGTGAAGTACAAACTAATATGGTCTTAGCTGCTACACGTTATGACTTAGTAGATAAAAACATATTTATTAAAGATAGCTCAGGTAAAGATATGGAGTGGGCAGAGGCAGTCATCAGAGCCTATGAGCCTGACATCGTAGTGCTTGATATGGGTAGTAAGTTTGCCACAGGTAAGGGAGATAGGACAGATCTGTATCTCAAGGATGCAGCGATACACGCAAGGAACATAGCAAAGCAATACAACTGTGTGATAATGTGGATGTCACAACTGAGTGCTGCAGCAGAAGGGTTAACGTCACCAGATAAATCTATGATTGAAGGTAGTAAAACTGGACTTGCTGCAGAGGCAGACCTGATGTTACTGATAGCAAGAAACAAAATAAACAAAGGTGACTTCGCAGGTGAGGAACAAGAAGACTTAGAGTCTAATGAAAGACACATCAATGTTGACAAGAACAAACTCAAAGGAGGTTGGCATGGACGTATCACTTGTCAGTTAGATGGAGACAGGAGCCAGTATTTACCATGAGACTTGTACTTGATGTAGAGAACACAATCACTAAACGAGATGGTAAGAACATACTTGATCCGTTTGAGCCTGGACTAGAACTCGTTCAAGTAGGCGTACAGAATGTAGACAATGTAGATGAGACACACTTGTTCACACTGAATCACAATGAAGATCAGGATGTAGGTGGATCAAGAGTTAGGAACATTCAGATCCTACTAGACAATACAACACTGTTGATCATGCACAATGCACAGCATGACTTGATGTGGCTATGGGAGTCAGGCTTCAAGTATGACGGTGACATCTACGATACGATGTTAGCAGAGTACCTGTTGTTACGTGGACAGAAAGACGCCATAAGTTTAGAAGCTTGTGCAGAACGTAGACAATTGAACTACCAGAAGCAAGACACTCTCAAAGAGTATTACAAGAAAGGATACAACACCAATGAGATACCTTTACAAGAGCT